AACTGATTAACTTTACCATTAATGGAGTCAAGTGAGGTTTCTAACTCTTTCTCGGCACTTCCGTCCGCTTTCTCTGTTGAGTCTTTAAGTACGTCCCTTGCAACATCAAAGTTTTCAAGCAGTGCCGAAACAATATTTGCTTGGTTCTTACCGCCGAGTAATTCGGCAAGTCTAGCCTGCGAAGTCTCAACCATACCCTGATATGCTGTAGACAACTCGTCAATAATCTGATATGTAGATTTAAAGTTGTTATTGTCAATCATTATGTCTACGCCAGACAAGCTCTTGATTTCGTTACGGAGTTTTGACGTACCCTCCGTCAAGAATTCTATGTCTTCGCCTAGTTCGACAAGTTCTGTTTTGCTACCACGAATACGCGCCGAGAGCGTTTTCATTGCGGTACCGACTTTTATGGGGTCTTGTGCAACAGTATTAGCTGCGGTTATAAGAGCAATTGATTGCTCTAATGAGTTGTTTGCAGTTTGTAATGAAGCTGCCGACCTCTGCATGGCTTCACCTATACCCGCAGAAGAAATAGCAAAGTTATTGCCGACATAATTGAATACGTCAACGATACGCTCTGCCGAGATACCAGCTTTTTCAAAAGCCTTCAATGTACTTACAATAGATTGAGATGCAGTTGTAATGTCGAGGTCTTCTGCGACGCTCTTATACATTGTTGCAAGCTCACCGAGTTTCTGTGACTGGTTAAGGTCATAACCGAGTCTTGAGAATTCAGCCGTTGCGTTGACAAGGTCACTCATAGTTGCGCCGAGCTTATGCGCATTGTCTCCGACTCCGCGCATAAATCTTCCGAGGTCTGCTTCGGTTGCATCTGTAACCTTGCGCAAATTAGTAAGTGCCGAGTCTACTTCCTGAACAGCCGCTACCATACGCTTGAATGTCATGATTACGCGCTGAATAGTCATAGTAACCATTGTCCAGCTACCGAACTTAGCGTACATTCCACGCATAACGTCGCCAAATGATTTACCAGTCACACCAGCTTCGCGCATACTGTTTTCGAGCTGTTTAAACTTAGTTGTAAGCATACTAACGTCGTCACCAGTTAGTGCGTCGGATTTAGTAGCTTCATATATCATATCAAACTGTTGTTTGTATTGAGCTTGAGAAAAACCTTTACTATTGGCAACTAACGACTTCTGCATACGCTCTTGCAAATTAACTATGGATTTCTGAACCTTCATTGCGTCTACTTCGGCTTTTTCTAGCTCTTTTGTTAAAGGTGCGTCTTTTGTAGCAGCGGCAAATTCATCGTTTATTAGTTGCATTGTATGAAGCAGTTTTGTAGCATCAAAGTTTGCATCTGCAAAGTTCTGGTTCACTAAACCTTGTTTTTGTTCCTTAACGTTTTGCAAAAGACCAATATTTTCTTCATCGCCCTTGAGTTGAGACATTAATGTATTAATGTTGTCGGTCTGTTTGTATTTATTTAATTTTGTAATCATATTTTCTATTTGTTTTTCTGCTTCATTATAAATTTTATATAAAGGAGACCTCTCTCCAATTTTGTTTATGGCATTGTTTAGTTCTTCTGATTTTATTATCAGCTCGTTTAACTCTTTTCTTGCCTCTTCTAGTGGGACGCTATATTTCTCATTTATTTCGTCAAAAAAACTTACACTTTTTTTAAAATTTTTGAGTTCTTCAATTTGAGATGTAACCATGTCAGAATAAGCCTGAGGATTAGAAATGTTTTCAGCATTTTTGCGTATTGTAGAATAACTGTTAGTTAATTGATTAATAACCTCATCGACTCTGTTATTTAATGCATCTCTAGTTGTAATCGACACATTCTTTTGAGAAGTGGATATTACTGAGAGTTCTTTTTCAACTTCTTTTAATTCTCCAAGCATTCTCAAGAGGTCATTGTTAACCTCGTCTATATCGGTAGTGGGCAGTTTTATTTTAATATCGCGAATTCGACTGAGTAAATTATTGTCTCCATAAGATAGCTTTTCTTTTAGCTTTTCTCCGCTATTAAGTTCTTCATACTGTCTAACTTGACCTAGTATCTTGATAATATTTTTCTCTATATCGTCTGCCGTTTTAAGCATTGGCATTCTTTGCCCTGTTTGTGCCAGCTCTCTATCTAACTTAGCAACCTCTGTAATTAATTCTGCCAGCTTCTCTTTCGCTTTTTCAAACGGAAGTACGAAATCTCCAGTTGTTGCATTCACAGCAGATAATTCGCCTTTAAACGCTTGAAGTTTATTGATGATATCGGCGTTATCCTTATTAGACCGTACCATTGCCTCTGGAAACACTTTATATTTTTGTATCTTCGCATAGTTCTTATCCAACTGGTTCAAAAGACTATCGACACGCGAACTAATTGCTTCTCTTGTGACAAGTGCCGCATCCTTCGACGATATACTAGCCCCCGCAACAGTTCCGCCGATATTAAACTTAAAACTCTTTAACGCATTATTAATCTGCGCTTTCATTTTGTCAATCGCGGGCTGTGCATCGAACTCTTCAATTGTCGGTTTCTCGATAGCCTTAGTTAACTTTCGACCGAGCGCGTTCAGCTTGCTCTGGTAAGTCTTTGAAACTCGTTCAAATGCTTCTGTGAATGCGGTTTCATCCGCCGAGGGTTCGAGTGATACGTTGTTAAGCGCGGTCTGTGTGTCGGCTCTTAACTTTGCAATAGCTTCTGTTGAAAGTTCGAGCGAACCTATAATTACGTCGGGAAGAGTGACCTTTTCCTGAACAGCTTTCTCATCGGCGTTACTTGTTAAGGTGACGGTTTTGCCAACTGTTATATTGGAAAGCTGCGCTTGGATTTGCTCTCTTACTGACTCAATCGCTTCGGGAGAGATAGTGAATGAATTAATAGGAATATTAGATAAACCTTGTGAAAAATCTTCTATTAATTTTGCAGCAGCCGAATTCGTTACAGTAGTGCCAGCTTTATCGGTTTCATAATTCAATGTACCAACAATAGTATTCATTTGGTCGGTCATTGAAACTAACTGTGTTTTAAGAGCCTGAATAACGACACCTTCATTTTTTTGAGTGCCAATATTCATCCATCTACCAGTTTCTTCGTGATATTTAGTTCGAATAGCTTCCGCGGTCTCAATTATTCTGTTGACTTGCGATAATTGATTTCCGTCTAATTCTGAAATACCTTGTATCAATCCGTTTTTGCCAACGCTAATTTTATTTGTATCTATAAAGGCTCTCAATTCAGTTCTAGCCGCTTGCATAGCCTTTGTTAGATTTTTTACACCATCTATGTTTTTGGGATTGCCAACTTCAGGCGCAAAGTTTGCTAAGTCCTGTGGAACAAACTTAGCCGCAGAACTTTCTTGCATTGATTTGAGAAATGCCGCCGAAGATTTAAAACGTCTTTTTGTTATTTCGTCTGTAAAATCTTTGGTCATATACGGGTCATTTTCTATCTTATTAAGAGAGGAAAGTATCCGATTTGCAAGGTTGTTATAATCCTCGGATAAAGCCCATAGTTCAGTTCTTGCGCTCTGTAATTTATCTATCTTCGCCTGTATTCCTTGTATAGCGTTGGGATTACTATAACGAGCTTCTTTGAGCTGAGTTTTGTATCCTTTGAGTGTTTGTGTATAAGCCTCGTCATTGTATTTTTTACCACTAATACCAGTAAGCTCTTTTAATCTATCAAATGCCTTTCGGGTTTCTTTTTCTTTGGTTACAAACTTATCAATTAGTTTTGAATAATCAGATATGCGTTTTTCTGTATTCGAAATAGTTTGTTGAGAAATAAAACTCTCTGTAGTTACTGGCTTGGTTATATCGTGAATACCAAATTTATTGACCGCTCTTTGTAATTCGCTTACATCGGCATGAAATTTTACGGTTGTCTCTAACCCAGTGGATAAAACATTTTTAAAGGTATTAAATTCCTTTAGATTTAATTTAATTGGGATGCTTCTAGGCTGTGTTAGGCTATCCAATTGTTGTTTAAATTCTTTTCGGGAACTTTGTTCGAGTCCTATTGTAAACCTCAAATCATATTTACTCATATCTAATCCACCTCCTTATATATTCAAAAATCAATTTTATCCTTTCTTACGCCAGTTATACACGCTCTTTTTAATTCTTTTCTTAGATTATTGTCAGCCTTTACTTTGACATCTATCGCTTTATTAATATGCAATGGGTGTCCTTTTGTACCAGGAACATCGTAAGTGTCAGTATCCCATCTCGGTTCAACAAGCCCCTCGTCTTTAAGCATATATAAAAAATCCAAAATAGATTTTTCCAAAGGCGTAGGATAAGCCTTTTCTATTCCATTTGCAAGCTGGGTTGTGTATCCATTATGCCTTACAAAGTTACCCAACTGAGCATGCATAAATTCAGACTTACTACTATTTCCAGTAACGTTCACATACATCTTCTTTTTGTCTTTAAGACCGCCATTTTCTCCTCTTCGTTTATATGCAACGGGGTCATATTGGCTATATACTTTTTCATCTATAGCCTGAACCATATGATTTTTTAAAATTTCTCCGCCTTTTCCTTGTTCAAAAAACTCTTTTGCATGGTCTTTTAGTCCTTGTTCCACTTTTCGTAGTATGCTATCAGAGTTAATAGATCTAAGTCTTGCCATTTATAACATCATCTCCACGCGGCGTATCTCGTATTATTATTTCGGTTCCAATCATTTTTATCAAGTTTTCAATTGTGCCGTCTGACGACAGTGTTGTTATTATATCTTTTGCTCTAATTAAAAGCTGATTAAGTATAATATTATTTGATACACAATAATCAACGAAATTATCAATTGACGACTTAATGTTGCTGATTTGGCTGGGGTAGTCTAGTTTTGAAACAAATTCGTCAAATATATTTGTGCAATTAATAATCGTAAATGCTTTACTGGTTTCTGGCATTTCCGAAGCATCAAGATTTAGATAATAAACCATAACCCAAAACTTAAAAGAAAAGTCTTTCGTAAGCGGCATATATTCGTCTTTGTCGTTAAACATAAACGAAACCACTAAATCTGATATCTCTTTATATTCATCCATTGTAATCTTCTGCTTGACCTCAAGTCCCTCAAAAGGATTACTCTTGGCTATATTTTCTTCGCTAAAAAATTCCTTTACTGTCATAATAATTTACCTCCGTTTATACATCGTAAAAAAATAGGCAGGATATCTTTAGTTCCTGCCCTTTCTATTTTTGCGAGTTTTCTTCGCTGAAATCTCTTCATTAACCTTGTTAACCGCTTCTTCAATATTGAGTTCGCCGTCAACAACGTATTCACTAAGTTCTTCCTTAGTTTCTTCAAGAACCTGTTCAACAGGCTTCTTGTATAATTCTTTGACCTCTTCCTCGGTCTTATCGAGGCGCTCAGGCAGCTTATTAGCCGCGCTTCTAGCGTCCAGTACCTCCTGAATATAGAGGTCATAATGTTCCTTGCAACACGCAACAGATTTCCATGCATTGATTCTATCGCAATAATCGCAAGCATAATACTCTTTTCTGCCACCGTCGGCACCGAGCGTACACTTAGAATACTTGCAAATATGATTTGCTTTCTTCATCGGTTAGCCCTCCTCTCAAAATAAGTGCGGATATTTGGTATACCCGCACTCAATATTGTTTAAAAATTAGGTATCAATAACCTCGTCGTCGTCCCAGATAATCATATCCCACAGGAGCTTAGAAGCGCCCTTGCCGCAGCCACCAGACAGAGCCTCAATCTCCAGATTGTGAGTAGCGGGGTCGTTGCCAAAATTCAGCTCAAACGTGCCAGAAATCTTACCCTTGTAGAAGATAATAGTACCGTAGTAGGACTTCTCGGTACAAATATCCTTTGCAAATATCTCGAAGATAACCTTATCGGTCTTGGAGAACTTGCCCTCATCGTTAACAATCTTCTTAGCGTTACTAACCTTAATATCGTAGAACGCAATCAGCTCGTCGCCAGCAGAGAACACACCAGTAGGCAGAGTAATTGCCTTGGTAGCGGGGTCATACGCAAAAGCGGTTGCAGAAGCCGAAGCCGCAATAGGATACTTGTCGCCCTGAGTGCCATCAGCGTTTCTCTTATAGATATACTTAATCTCAGCACCAGAGGCACCTTGAGCCTTATACTTAGTTGTAGCAGTAGTACCATCCTCGGTCTCGATTATATCCATGTAATTAGGAACGGTTACTGCACCCTTTACAATCTCAGAACCTACCTGTGCAGCAAGCAGACCGTCAACGATAGAACCGTTGGTAGCGGTAAACTTGGACTCCTTGTTTCTCTCGGCGGTAGAAATCTTTACGCCGTTCTTACCCTCAGCATATACTACCTCGGACGAAACGGACAGCTGACCCTCCTGAATATCATCAAGGATAAAGTCGCAAGCACCAGTCTCAAGGTCGAAAGCAGATATTCTCTCAAGTGTCTGGATAATATACTTGTTAGATTCAATTGCCATATTTTTTCCTCCTTTAAAAGTTTTACGACTTGGATTTCTCCAAATCGCCATACCATGTCAGCAAAGAGTTCGCGATGTCCTTCTTGCTAACAGTTCCAGCATAAATTGCTTGTGTCAAATACTTTGCAGTATCCGACTTGTTGGTTCTATAGAACCCATTATAGAGCTGACTAATATGTAAGCTCATTATTGAAGTATAGTCATACGGAAAGTCTGCACGGCATACCATAGAAGAGATAAGGTTTGACAAAAATGGTTGAGGTTTCTTGCCCGCCGCTTTTTTCTGCTTGCGCCTCATGCGTTCGATTAGAAACCTTACGCCCATATTGTTGCCCATATCATATTCTACTTTTTCATCCATGTAATTGATTCCGCGAACAAACTCCATTATCTCTCGATAAATAACTTCGTCAATGATAATTTCACCATTACTAAAAATCATTTCACCATTTTGCTCGCTTGCACCGACCTCAAATGTAGTGAAGTCTAAGTCGTAAAACATGAGCTTAGTTATGTCAACCGAAAGCATTCTCATGTTATTTACAAACATCGCAAAATTCGGAACTTCTTGATAGTTAATGCCATTATCCCAAAGTTCTACAGCGTTATCATACGCTCGCATTGTGATATATTGTATCAAACCCAAATAATTAAACTGACCGTATTTCTTAATTTCTTCAAGCGTAGGATTGTGTATCTTAATTCCGTTAGTGGTTATAAAATCCTCGCCGCCAACTATATGAGTAAGTTCGTCAAAAATCATTGACAATCCTTAATCGATATATCTGTTTCAAAACGAAGCACTCTTGCGCGATGTTTGTCACCGACGGCTTTAGGAACGTTTGAAATTAATTCCAACGGTTTGACCCCAATCCCTTTGTATCCAGTCAGCATATCATCGATTTCCGCCGCAATCAAATCCGTTCGGCAGCCACCTTCATCCGTTACCATTCTACCCTGATGAGAAATGATATAAACGGTTATGATTAGCTTCTTAAATAGCGTGTTGTAAGAAGAAATTTCGGGAATCTCCACTTCATAACAAATGTATACTTTCTGTTCTTCTGGTACCTCGGGTATTCGAATGAACTCGTAAACATTGTGGTGTATAAGGTCTTCTGGGTTTGTAATATCTTTCTGGTCAATTAATTCGACAATTCTGTCGTTGTTAATAATTAAGGAACCAAGCGTTCGCTTTATGACGATTATCTTTCTCGAACTAGCCATTTAACAAGCTCACCACCTTAACGAACATTTCACAAGTGCTAGAACCATCACCATTGGTAAGTTCCAGTTTGATTTGTGTTCCAACGACATTTACGTCGTTCTGCGCCTTGATTTTCAAAGCGTCGCCGTCTTCGACTATGGTATAATACTTCTCGTGACCTTCAAGAGTAGTCACAGTCCAAACGGGTGTGTCTGCGGGATTAGAGAACTTAGCAGTAAACACTTTAAATGTACCGCCCGACCTAATCTCAGCTCTACCACTATACTCAATGCTACACTGATTACCTTCGGTCTCGCTCTCCTTAGGAATAAAGTTGTTATAGTCAGCTATCATCTTTTCCTTATCGTCATTGTCTTCATTACGCTGTTCTTGTGATAAAACAAGTTTGCAGATTCCATGAGTAAGGTCTTCATCATATACATCTGTTACAATATTTCTATTGGTAGTAATATATGCATTTGGGTCTTCCTCATCGATATCCATAAGGAACCGCTTACCGCGACGTATCTTCCTCGTCTCATCATCAAGTGCAACTTGTACGTCGAGAACCATTCTGGGCAGATTGATAATTTTATTTAGTGTGATACCCTCGGAATTGGATGCCATATTATCAGTAACACACCAACGCTCAATTTCTTCACCGTCTTCATTAATCCAGCGCAATTTCTCATTACAACGTTCCATAAATCCGCGGAAATATGTAACATCGCTGACTTCGATTTCGGTAATAAGCCAAATCGTATTATTCCAAGCAACTAAGTCACCAAGAAAAAACTGTTCATTCGGCATGGAACAAACCGTCTTCTTATTCATTGTATTGGTGGACTCAATCAGAACCGACCTTTCTATACCGTTAATTTCAACGTGAAAACAAGTACCGTTAGTTCTTGCATAGCGTAGCATCTTTCTCTTCGACTTATTTGACTTACGTTCATGAGTAGTCGTACCGTCAAATGTCGCTAGTTTGTCATAGATTTCCCACGCATCGCGCATTTTTCTAATTCCTCCGATACCGTATCTCTGAGCTGTTCGATATATCGAATACACTTAAAAACTGAACGCTTATAAGTGTTGTGGTCTGTTTCTCCAACGATAGAGCAAAGAGTGCTTGTAATAATCATGACTCTCGGGTCACAATCAATTGAGTTTATAAGTTCTGCATTACCCATTATCTCGTCGATAATATTTTCGATATACGATCCAACTGTCTCAATGTTTTCTTCCTTTAGCGGAATGATTTTATATATGCGGTCAATCAGTTTGCATAAATAATTGTATTGTAGTCTAAGAACCAGTTCAGTCATACCATTCACCTCGCTTATACTTACGAAGTGTATAGGTATAATTCTTAACCATATTCTTAGACTGTAGACGAGCAAGGTCATAGGTTTCTCGTATCTGCCGCAGTAAGTTAGCAGGAGAATACTCAGCCCAGTCCTTTGTCGTCATAAGATTTTCAAGATTATCAACAGAAAATAGATACGGCTTGAGCCACTCAACTATCATGAGATTACATATAATGTCAATCTCCAAATCATCAAGTTCGTTTTCAAATTCCGTACCGTCTCTTACAAACTTTTCGGGATTGGTTCGTTGAAACTTTGCAAGGGCGCTATTCATAAGCGCGGTCATCCAGCCGTCACGTTCCTCTTCTGAAAGTTCTATGAGTTTGTACTCTGTAATCATCTTGGAAAAGTTGTCTATAACTTCCGTATATGGAGTTCCCATGTGTTCCGACCTCCATTCATTAATCGGTTATTATACCCAACTCGCTCTTCAAGAAATCAATAGTCTTGATTGAGTCAATCTCCTTATTGCGTATTTTCTTAGCAAGCTGAATCTTGAGATTAGACCTCATGCCCTTGGGCATCAGTTTAATCTTTTCGGACATCTCACTAAAAGGAAGGTCAAGCAGCTCATTGAGCTCGTCATATGTAAGAGCGTGATTGTAGAACTTGGACACTCCGAGATACTCAAGGATATCATCGTCGTCAATTCCAATCCAGTTCTTCTCAAAGAAGGCTCTCTGAGAGTTGCGCATCGAAACAAGTTCCCCAAGTTCAAGGTAGTCTACATCGCCCTGATTTTCCCATGTAATCTCATATCCATTCTGCTTACGGCTTATATACACAAGCGTACCTGGGAACAGATTGGTGCAAGCAACCATTGTATCTAGAGGTATCTGCTTCCTTCTTACAGGCTCTTCCTTTATAGTAGGTGTCTTATTAACGGCAGTTTCCTTTGTAGCCGCCTTTTTTGTGGCGGTCTTCTTAGCCGCCGTTGTCTTTTCTGTATTCACAGACATAGTTTCCTCCTTGTATTCCGTGTGCATACCATATATAGTGTATGAACATTAATGACACACACTATATATTGAAAAATATGCACAATAAAAATAATGTTTTATTTTACGGTAAGGTGTGTATAAAACACACCCTACATATTAGGTCATTGTGTAAATGCCCATCTTCTCGGACATAGCAACAGCAACGCCGTAAGAATCTGTGTACAGGAACTCCTGAGACAGATCGGCATTGTGATAAGGATTGCCGAGATAAATAGTAGCCTCGCCCTCGTTTACAACCTTGATAGGCTTGGAGTCGCCAGCGATTATGTACAGCTTATCGTTATCCAGAGCGAAAGTGTTAGTACCAGGAGTATGAACCTGATTCAGCTTGATGCAGTCAGTACCATTGAACTTGCCCATGTAGCCCATAGTATAAACATCGTTACGAGCCTGCTCTGCGATATTGCTGTTGTTAGCGGCATCCTGAAGCACGGTCAGATTAATCTTTCTCAGAGCCTGCTGTGTACCGAAGATATAAGCCTTCTTGCCAGTAGCAGCCTCAACGTGATTGATAATATCTACGAGCTTGTTCTCATTGAAAGAACCAGCAGTAGGGAAGTAGATAGAATCAGTCTCAGCCATAGCCTGGAATGCAGTCATAGCGTCAACATAAATCTGCTGCTTGAAAGACCTTGCAACCTTGTCAATCAGCTCGTTGAAGTCTACGCGACCAGACAGAACTCTATCCAGCTCCTCGTAAATCTTGATGCCCTTGAGAGTTGTGGGAACCTGAATGTGAGTACCGCTCTCAATTCTCTGTCTCCTGAGAGCCTGATTGCCTCTGGAAACATCGGATACAACATACAGAATGTCGTTGTCGGGGATATAGAAGTCATTCTCATCGCCCAGAGCTACGCTCTTGAAATCAATAAGAGTCTGGAACAGGAAGTCATTATCCTGAAAACCTTCAACTATAGTCTTCTGAAGGATTTCCTCAACTACGCTGAACAGACCAGCACACTCGCCATCTCTTATCTTCTTATAAGACAGCTTTGTAGAGCCGCCATTCAGGTCAACCAGTGCCTTTCTCAGAGTCTCAAGAGAGTCTCTCATAGAAAAATTACCCTGAACATTGCCATGATAAGCGTCAACGCCAAGGCGTACAATAGCATTTCTATCCATAATTAATTACTCCTTTCTGTTAATAAAATTACAGTACCTTAAATACATAGAAGGTCTTTCTACCAACAGTCTCAACTGCGATACACTCAGCAAAAGCGCCAGTAGCAGTTGTACCAACTTCCATCTTTGTCTCGCCAGCAGCAACACTTATGTACTTACCGTCAGCGGGAGTGCCGTCAAAAGCCTCAGCGGTAGCAGAGAAAATGTCGTTTGTCTCCAGACGATAAACTCTAGCAACTGTGCCAGCTCTATTGGTGAAGTCATCAAGGTCGTTATACTTGAGGCGGCTTGTGGGGTCTATCTCTACAGATGCAACCAGACCCAGAGTAACCTTGTCGTCACCAGATACCATCTTAGTTGCCTTGAATACCTCTCTATCAATCAGGTCAGTTGTAATATGTACGAAGTTACCGTTATCAACCTCGATAGGGTCAGTGCCGTTAAAAATTCTTACAGATGCCAGCTTAGAGCCGTCAACAGTACCAGACAGTCTATCGAGTCTTACTATTGCGTGATTACCCATATTGTATTCCTCCTTGTTTTTTAATCGTTATATTTTTCATGATATTTTGCGAATAGACCGCCGTAAGCATCTTCGTTCTCTTCGCTGTTATAATTATCATCAATTGCAAAAGTACCGTTATCCTTGTTCAGTGAGAAAGTGGAATTCTTTCTGCCAAGCAGTGCGTAACACTTCTCTTCAACATCGGATACCGAGTATTCGGAATTAGCTTCCTTGAGATTCTTAAACTCATCAAGTTCGCCAAGCTCGCTTTCAAACTTCTTGAATATCTCATTCAGAGAATTCTCTCTAGCCGCTATCTCGGAATTTCTCTTGAACTCTTTGAGCTCATCATAATCCTCTTTCATAGCCGCGTAGTCATTTCTTATTGTCTCAAGCTCGTCTCTTTCCTCTGCCGTCAGATAGCTTACGAATACCTCAACGGGGTCGCCGTCAAGATTTACGTTACCCTCTGCATCAACATTATAGTTCTGCTTAAAGGTGCGACCGCAGTCGTAGAGCATATAAATGAAATAATTATCATAAAGCTCGGCAACAAATATATCAACCTCATTCAGATTGTAAAGGCTATATATCTTTTCCATCTTGTCGTTAACGCTTATCTCAACCTTGAATACAGCAGGCTCGGTTGCGGGCTCTTCGGAGTCGGAACCGTTGTTAGTATCAGAAGTATCCTCGGGCTGGTCTTCGGCGGAAAATTCACCGTTGTTACCTTCCTCAACAGGAGTCTCAGTAGTATCCTCTACGGGCTCTTCTGTGGTATCGGTTGAATTCTTAGCATCAACAAATGCCTGACACTTAGCTCTGAAATCTTCCTCAGACATATCCTCGGTAATCTCAAAATCGAGTTCCTCTCTGGTCAGTGACATTTCTGACAGAATCTTCTCTATATCCATCGTTATCTCTCCTTTCTCTTTGTTATTTGCAGAAAATTCGCGGTTAAGTTCCTCTTTCATACGCGCAAATACAGAAACAGCTTCTGCTTTGTTTGCGGCGAAATTTGCGACTGTAGCGCGAGCATTCTTCATACCAGTCTCATATATGTTGTTAAGTATTGTTACCCCTTTAAAAAGAAAATCATTAATAGCATAACAATCATCATTGGAGTCATAGGTATAATTTAATATGTCAATCTCCATCGATATATGGAGGTTGTCGCTATCTTTGATAATATCTTCACAATAATTGGAATAACCCTTCCACACATAACCATCTACCATAAGATAGTTACGCCCATCCATCTCAACGACTTCAAGGTTGTTATCCTTGGGGATTACTCCAACAGGTTGCTCAAGATAAATAATCTTGTCTTCATCGGGCTTAAATTTATTTTCCTCGATAGTAAAATCATGTTCACCGAGTTCAGGGATTCCGTCTTCATTAAGATAAACGTGTGCCAGAATCGGTGACTCTGCAAGACTATCTTTTCTAGCTAACATATCATCAAGTTTGAAACTAGAGCCATTAGGATTAAGACCGTCATGGCAAAGTCTCATACGCAGTTTAATAAACTTGTCCGAATGGTAACTATCATCGATAGAAAACGTCAGCGGCAAGTTACTTTTCTTTTCCACTTTGCGTCCTCCTTTCTCAAAAGAATAAAGTATTTGTAAAGACAATACCGCGCATATTTGAGAAGTGGCTCAATAGTTTGGTATCGTTCTGAAACACATAGTAAGTCCCAGAGGACGGTAATTTAACAAGACCAATAGCAGAAAGTTTATCTGCCACCGCCTTGTCTTTTACATAAAGAAAGCGCGTGTTCTTATTCATATTCTACATGCGCCTCCGATTCACGAGTCTGTTCGCCGCTGTCTGATAACTCTTCACCTTTCTCTTCTTGAGTAGGTGCGCCGCCCTCATCATCACCCGACATTGTATACGAAGTGGATAAAGGCTTAAACTTATTCGGCAAATCAAGAACCTCGGTTTCAAGATAACAAAGGTCAATCATTTGAGTAGGTGTCATACCCATTGCGGCACAAGTCATAGTAACCGTTGGACAACTTGCTTGCGCGGCTTTAAGATACATATTGAACATTTCCGATTGGTTAAAGACGGTAATATCAAGTATCTGAATTTGGAAGACGCAATGCTTGAGCCAGTGTTTAAACAAACGGTTAATATTTCTTTCGCACTGTCGAGCAAGCGCAAAAACCATGCTTTCATCAGCTTTAATAGCCGCATTCAGAGATGCCGCCGTCGGCTTATCAAGTCCGAAGATAACCGAACTTACACCCGCATCATTCCAAAATGTTTTAGTCGCATCATTAACGTTGTTGATGTCATTAGTACCCGTGTTCTCAAAGCTGAAATCTTCAACCTTAGTCGGGGTAATAAATGCGCCGATATTTTCGGGGAGCACATCAACCAGTCTCTCATAATAATCAACTATGTCGTCATACGAGATAAGGTAGTCACCCTCGGTGTTAATGGGAATCTCAAGCGCAAGAACCTTGTAGTTATCGTTCTCTGCCTTAACCTTCTTTAAACCCTTGTAGTCCTGAATATCAAATATTCCCTCAAATACGCCGACAAATGGAATTGACGGATACGGAATATCTTCATTAAACTTTATACAGAACTGTCGCTCAGGTTTAAGTATTTGCCACCTAGACGAATTACCGTTTTTCTTATACAGCTCATATCTGCGCTTGAACTCATCTCCGTAGTAATCGAGTTCATCCTTTCTTGTATCGAAATACATGAAATCGAAAGCATACAAAAAGCACCCGTCTTCAATCTGCGATATTTTGCAGAAATCGGGGTGCAGCTTCTTAATATAGAATGAATCTGTTGTCCTGTAGATATAGCCGTAAAATATATCCTCTTTAAAACAAGTGAGAAATACCCTTGTGAGTTCATGCCTCAGTTTCATTTTCTCCAGTAGATTAAGAACTGAGTAATAACTTTCTTTAAGAAGCTCTTTATCTATAGGCTTTGAACGGTCTAACTTGAACGGCGTAACCGTATAAGAAAACAGCATCATTTTGGAAAAATAGTTTATAAGGCGCTTATACTGTGGGCTTATTTCATAAAGCAATAGAGATACATCTCTAAGCTGTCGATAATTAGCCTCTGGATGTGCGATCCACCGCATCACATCGTCCTTGTCATACTTACGCCAGAATGCACACCACTTTCTGTAGTAATTGCGCTTGTTAACATTTTCAAGCGTCAGTCTACTTAATCTTGCAAAATTCCCAAGTTGTTCCTTTGTCGGAATTTCAACGTCTAAGAAGTCTGACTTACTATTTTTCTTATTCACTGTTAATCACCACCTATCCTCTGAGTTTCGGTTTTCTGAATATAAAATCTTTTTTCTGATAGCAAGACTGCATCCGTTGTGTTTAGCAAACTAAACTTACTGCTTCAAAGTGCCCACTTTTGCCTTAGCTACTCATGCTTGTATAGCACTCCACAGCTTGAAGGTGCAACGACACCTCAAGGTTAAAACCTCTCTAATTAAGCTTTATACCTCTGCAAATTAATTGCGGCGTTTAAATCTCTATCTATGACCGTCCCACATTCGGAACAAATATACGTTCTGTCGCTAAGTTTGAGGTCGCTTTTAATACAACCACAGCAAGAACAAATCTTACTTGAAGGATAGAATCTATCAACTTGATAAAATGGTATGTTGTTCCATTCACACTTGTATTGCATCTGACGTATGATTTTATAAAAGCATTGTTCTTGAATCGCTTTTGACAAATGCTTATTTTTCATCATACCCTGTACGTTTAAGTCTTCCATTACTACCCTTGATGGAAGTAAAGATACTAACTTGTGTGTACACTGATGTATGTAATTACTACGAATGTTCATGAGACGAATATACATCTTGCGGAGTCTATCTTCAAGCCGTTCTATGTTCTTAGTTTTTATGTATTTGTTTCCTTGTCGATTTGCCTCGTACTTACGACTAATAGAACGTTGAATGTGTCGCATTTGTTTCTTGAGTGTACGAATAGTTTTACTTTTATTGATGTTGTGAAAAACTATTGATTCGTTCCCAAATGCAACCGTCATAGTTTCTTTGATACCAAGGTCTATACCCATAGGCTTGTCTGTTAGTATAGGTGTTTGGTTCTCACACTTTATACCAAAAGAGAGTATCCACTTACCGTTAGTGTGTGATACACGCGGGTTTGTAAAACTATTGTCTTTACCGAGGGGAAGTCTATAATCCGTTTTATATCTGATTTTACCTATTTTCTCAATATTAACACAAGTTTTACTAAACCACACAGCGTCACATCTGGTCGGAAAATTTGGCTTGCTACGTTTACGAGACTTGAACTTAGGAAAACCATTTTGCTTTCTGAAAAAGGCTTTATAAGATTTTGAGAGGTCTGTACAAACTATTTGTAAAGAAGTGTTTGAAACCTCTTTAAGCCATAGTTTTTCCTCTTCTTTCTTTAATGGTGTAAGACACTTTATCATATCAAAACGGGATAAGTGTTTTTCTCCATCTTCATATCTCTTCTGCTGTAAAGCAAGCATATAATTCCACGTATATCGGCAAGCTCCAATGTGTTGCCACATCTTTTGCTCTTGTTCCTTCGTGGGATATAAACGTATCTTATAAGATTTAATCATCGTTGCGCCTCCTTTCTGCTAAAAAGTTGGTATAATAAAAAACACTCGTAATCCTTTGTATTAGCAGTACATTGGAAAGGTAGCTACTCCCTGTCCGAGTGTAATTATTCAGTAAGTTTATACGGCTCGCTACGCCGTGCTGTAGATTTCTCTACCACCTGTTTTCACAGGTGCGCAGACTATATCATCATCCTCTGAGTAGGATGTCCACCACAGTCTCCCGCTTGGGAGCACTTAGTCGTTGAACCTTACCCTGTTCGGGTCTTGGCTGCTGATTGCCCGTTTACATTCGTTTAGGATTTAACCTTGCGAATATCTCACATCTTTTTTTTTCTGCTTTCGCAACCTTCACGTCTACGCTTATTTCATCGTTACGTTGTGGCGTGTGAGCTTTGGGGTTTTCCAGCAATTCAATGGATTATTCAAAACACATTACTGTGTTAGGGAACTATACTGTAGATGACATTTTGTAAGATAATTACTTAGTTTGCCACTACTTTTAATTCTTTTTCTTTACAAACTCGCGCTCTAATTCGGACGCGATATAGTTACCATAAGCAAGGGCGGAATATCTATCCTTTCGGTTAGAACCTTTCTCACTTATTCTAATCTTATTGTTTACAATCTCATATTCGAGATTTACTATTTCATTTATTGTCAAAGTCGTCTGAATGTACGGCTTTAACAGTTCAGCCTTTTGCTCTTCATTCAGTGCTTTAAAGGCTTTAGACTTCTTGAATTCCATATCGGCATCAAACTCGGTAATAAGGAGTTTGGTCTTTTTACGGTTTATATTATCCTTTAATTGCTGTGCGCACACACTGTTGAATTCCGCTGTAGCTTTAATACTATAAATAACCTTCGGCGGATTCTTCGACGAACCTTGATACCTCGATGCCATTATCTCGTCGTTCTTACAAGTAAGCGCGGGATAAATCTCACCAGTATCAGGGTCAACAATGTCCGAAACAAGATAATCATAACAACCAGTACCGACACCATTTGCGTCCATCACTATATAATCACATTCAAAGTCTTCATACAGGCGACGTATTTCCAATGCCTGGACACCAGAGTGCGCACCTTCGATGTTGATGGAGTGCACCAGATTTCTAACATACTGCCCGTTCTTAGTCGGAAGAAGTTGAAGTATGTCGATAGTCGTTGCGTCGTTCTTGTTCTTTTTACTTGGCATAACAGCGATATCGGCGCATACAAGTCTGATTTCGCCGTCCTTCTTTATAGGAGTTTTGAGCGAAGTTATGCCAATAGAGTCGGCAACTCTACTTGGATAAAAGGCATTGTGAATTAAACGGGTTTCTATGAGACTCTCATAGTTAAAGAAAGCATCTTCACTTTCACCCCAGAATTCTGCGCCCATCTCCATAATCCAAGAAATCTCGTTAAAGTCAGATTCACTCATTTCATTTGCTACACTTATAGGGTCGAGCAAATCCTCACTAAGAGCAAGTTGATAGGGAAGCGAACAAACGAAATATTTCTTGGTGTCATCGAGTAAATTTTCGGCGTATGTATTGGTTTTTTCCCATGCCCAATGCTTCTTAAAGTATGCAGAAGAAAAATAAAGTTCTTTGTTCTGTTCTTTAAGGTGCCTATATTCAGGCTTAGATAAGTACCCAGGTTGTCTGGGCGCGGTTAGGAACTTCCTAAGAATAGTATCTACGATATTCTTAGGTACCATACGGTATTCATCGACTATCAAAATATTTGCACGGTTATGTCTTCCACTTTCTCCAGCGGTAACAACAACAATTTTAGAAGTATTCTTGAAAGTTATGGAATAATCCAAGCCGCCTTTATTGTATTTTGCAATTTCATTTCGCAAATACGGCGACTTGGGTATTAAGATGTCTACTATTTTATCAATCACCTCTTGGGCTTGACCTCTTTTACCACTAGCAATACATATCCTCGTGCCAGGATACAAAATACACCTGATTGTGCAAAATACTGATGCCAGTAGCGTTTTTCCCTGACCTCTTGACGCAATGTACATGAAGTAATCCATAATAAACATCATATACAATAGTATTTTTTGAAAGAGTTTCAAATCTAACAATAAAAAATCTTTCGCGAATCTATGTGGATTAGCTCTGTAAAATGCCGCTCTCTTTGCCGCCACTTTCAGCATACTATCCTTTTCAATTTGAGTCATTACTCGTCCTCCTTTATAGTAGGACTAAATAACCCTTTAAATTTTCCGCCCTCGTCTTCTTCATCATACTCGGGTTTCTCAACAGTATACTTTGCGACCTCTTCTCGATACTCGTCAAAGACTTTATCATACGACCCTTTGACACCCATCATCTTACATAGATGCCCGAGGAACCAAACAGATATATAATGCCCAATGCCGTCAACATCCTTGAATTGTTCTTCGGGTTCAGGTATTGGCTCGTTATCTTCCCATTCTTTAATAAGGTTTCCAAAGCACATACTATCCGTCATTTCTTTTACGTCGTTCTGCTTCGGCTGCAATTTCAAACTGCCTAACAAAGAGTTATACTCTCTTGACAATTTCGATATGTCACCGCCGTCAGCCATCGCTTCCTGAATTTGAAGTTCAAGCCTACATACATTCTGTAGAATAGACTCATATGCGGGGTCATTGGTTGCATCAACTTTCTGCAACCAAGCCTTATACTTCACGTCAAGAAAATGATACTGCTTGTTCTGCATACCAAAACCCCAGAAGTCTTTAACCTCTTGCGGTATCTCAATGTCATTATCGGGGTCAACGGGTTCAACAGACTCTTCGACTTTAGGTTCGGCTTCGACTTCACGAGGAAGAAACAATCCGCCATCTTCAGTAATAGTATCCGAATACGTTTTACCAAAATATGCAGGAGTATGTATCTTCTTGCAGTAGATAGTCATTCTTGTGTTATCGGTCGAATCCCTATAAGCGTAATCCGCCATCTTATCCGAATAATATAAATCGAACATCATACACAAGCGCCGATATGTCTCGCGGTGTGACTCATATTTTATATCCTCGATGTTAAACAAAGCGTTTAAACAGTTAGAACAAATCGGCAATCTATGACCATTAGACATATAAATGTTTGACTCAGCATAGGGAAACCTACTTTCGGAGTTAGTCTCCATGCCGCAGGAAATACACTTTCTCATAACGGAACTCGACTTCTTGTCATTCATTTCTTTATGCAGTTCCCAAATTGACTTTGGCTTATCGGGCTTTTCTTTTCTTGGACGACCACCTTTATTACGAATTGTCAAATCTTGTTTAGGCGTGTTCAAATCACCCTTTGGCACATTTGTTGCTTCCTTTTTTCTCATGTTACTCACCGCCATTACAGACCAAACATTGCGTCTATCTCTTCATCATCGTGGTTCATAAGATAGCTCGCTGTTGTGGAAACATCCGAATGGTGCATAAACTTCATGATTTGGTCAAGAGAATAAACTCTTGGCTTACCATTCTCATCAAGCAGTCTTGTGTCCGTACCCTGCTTTAAGCACTCGGCGCGAGAATGACGCATCGTATGCGGGAAAATATTACACTCTTCGCCGCGAACTTCCGACAATACCTTGGATATCGAGCATACTCTGTCATACAGAGCCTCCTTTGTTATTGGCGACTTCTTGTCTCCTATTCTCTTTACCCATAGTGAAGGAATATCATCGTCTCCGCGTTCATCGAGGTACCGCGCAATCAGTTCCTTAGTATCATCAAGATATACAAGCGGGAACTTTTTACCGCGCTTTCCGATTACCACATTGGTCTTATTAGTCTCTGTTAATCCGTTTTTCTCAATCTGGAACAGTTCATTCTTACGCCCTGCCGAATCAAAGCCAATAGAAAGCAAAACAGCGTCTTGCAGTCTGCCGCGCTCAATCAGCAGTTCTCTCGTCTTGATGAACTCGTCAAAAGTAAAGAAGAAATCGTCGTCATTATCTTTGACGCGCTCACGGGGGAGTCCTCTTACTTTCTTTGCTACATTGTTGTCATAATCATATTCATCATCATCCTCTACGAAACTCAGCATGGAGTTGACTGCGCTCTTAATACGGTTAACTCTGTTTGCCGACATTCCGCAATCTTCTGACAGCCAGATACTCAGGTTTCTAAAATCCTTTTTTCTAAGTTCAAGAATACTCTTGTTATCGAGTTGCTTGAGGATATAAATAAAGACTATTCTCATATCCTGAAAATAGCCATCAATAGTTCCTTTGGATTTCTTACGCTGACGATACTCAGCCATGAAATCCTCAAGAATCATCTTGTTTTCTTTGTTTACTTGCTCCCATAGTTCGGGAGTATAGATGCGGTTGTATACACGTCCGCGTTTCATATTATTCACCTCTTATTCCATTTACTCTATATGCAGGCGGAAGCCGAAAGGACAAGAGCTTGTCGGTTGGTTAATTACTCCTACCTATCCGCCTGAATTACAAAGGAGAGTTACTATGAACTCGAATCCCCCAATAGGATTTGCACCTATGAACGCCCTGTATTCGGGAAATATGAGGGCGCTTTTGTCTCTGTCAGACATAGGGGCGGCGCGGTGTAGCGCCAAATAAAAATGTTATTTCTTTACATGGGGTTTCTATATGTATCCTTCTCGGTCTCCCAGCGCTTCATGCACTCGTCAACGACCTCATTCTTCTCAAATACAAATGCAAGACCATGTCTACCCTCACTTACCGAAGGTACAATAGTCTTCATTGTTGCGCCATTCTCCAGCAGGAAATTAGCAAGTCTTCTTGTTCTGCAATAGAATGTGTTTTCTCTTGTAATAATCTTGTTCTCCATATTTTGTTTCTCCTTTAAATCCTTTATATTCCTACGGCAATTGCCGCTGTATTCACTTTTCGGGTCTTGTTTTATGCGGGTTTCAAGATATCCCTAGAACCATACCGCTATCATTTGCGACACCTAATGGCATCACTGATAATATTCATAGTCTCGTAACTTCGCCATTAGAGTTTCAAACTCTGTATTATACTTATAATTTTTATCCTTGTGTAAACACAAACCGTAATTGAAACGATATCCGCGGCTATTAGTTGATATAAACCTTATTGTAGAACCATTGACAAAATATATCCCTGTTCCAAACCAATTCGCCTTATATTGTATATTACATTCTTTAAGTAAATAATTACGCAATAATTCAAATATCGCCTTTTTATACACAGCGTCTTGAACAAATATACCTATATGATACCCCTCAAGATGTATCGCGAGGTCAACAAATTGACGAAATTTTTTAGTCCTATAGTTCTTATTAGTCAAGATATCATTAATATAAGCCTCGGATAGAACCGCAGGATATTTCATTTTTGATTCCTCCTTGTTTTTTTGATGATTACAAATAATATATGGTTGGGCATCCAAGATTCGAACTTGGGACGGATTTCTCCTTGTACGGGTCAAAGCCGTATTTGTTAAGCCACTTCAACAATGCCCAATATAGGTTAGCTAATTATCCTCATAGCCGTTGGTCGTGTTAATCTAAAACCTATACGCCAGAACACAAACTGACTTCTCATAACGTCGAGTAACGCTTACTTGTGTTTCGCTTGCGCTTTTATAGTCTGCGCAAGTTACTATACTTTCAGGTATTGGCGTTCCCAGTAGGGCTTGAACCTACGACATCATGGTTAACAGCCATGCGCTCTACCAACTGAGCTATGAGAACAAAATTAGGGGCGTTCACTATGCACAGTGAGCCGCCCTTATAAACCCTCCGACGTGCATATCTTCGGATTTGATACCTTTTAAAAGACCCGCCGTGGTACGCATCGTTGAGAGGCGTGGTGGGTTCATGTTTTCTGCGTTTTTAAACTTAGGATAAGGTACGCTAACCGACCGCGCCTATTTTAACTTTTTAGCCATTAGCAAAAGGATAAGGTGCTACAAGGTAAGTTGACGCTAAAGCACCGACCATATCTTTCTATACCGCTCGTAAAGAGCTATGTTACTTGTTTATAGCTTCCTTAATAGCCTCAGCCAGACGGAATCTATAACTATTCTTAGCAGGAACCTTCATAGGCTCTCCAGTCTGAGGATTTCTTGAAACTCTAGGTGCTCTTTCTACAGGCTCAATGGTAAATATATTCTGGAATGTAATCTTCTCACCATTAAGCATTGCCTCACTTATTGTCTCAAGAAAAGCGTCAACTGCAATAGCAGAATTGTCCAGTGTAAAGTTCGTCTTCTTTGATACCTTTCTAATAATATCGGTCTTGTTCATTTTAATTCCTCCATTTTCTTCATGTTAATTCAGTATAATCTTATAACTTTCGGTGTGACCCTCAAACGGGTCAAAACCATATATCATAGACGCTGGGCGACTTCCAACGGCAAGGCTATCCGAATACGGGTCAGAACCGATAAATGACGGCGCTATAATTGTCTCGCAATCGTGGAATAATCCTTCACCAACAACTATTGATTTACCTGTGTGATAATGACCAAATATCGCAAAATCATAATGCGTTCTGGTCATAAATGAAATGTCGCGTTGATACCGCTCGATGTTCTTAACGTTGTGACCGTGCGCCGCAAGAACATTAAAGTTAAATATCTGAAAGCTCAGATAATCCTGGTTCTCTGGCGCGAGTTTAACCTCAACTCGGTCATTCTCGCTAACAGCCGTTAGAATGTAATTTGATATTATATATGTTACATCTTCGGCGGAAAGCGCGTTCGCCTTTGTCCCAAAAGGGCGAGTCTGCGTATGATTAGCATACGGTACATGATAATATGTAACTCGGCAAGTCTGCGATATATCGTTCAAAAAGCGTGAAATTAGAGTTGCGACATCAACAACTGATTTGACTACGGGCTGCTGATTAAGCTGGATGTCTGAAAGTCTTAACAATCCCTGTACATCATCCCCGAGGTTGATTATTGTGAGGTGTGTGAGGTTATTATCCTTTATGAAATCCAGTGTTCTTTCCCGTAGTATTGCAAATCTTCTTGCGCACTCTTCGACGTTGTATTCATTATTCAAGCTGCGAAACTCAGCGCCAAGGTGTATATCCGAAATCGTCAATACATATTCCTTACTATTGGCTTCACACGGTTCTACATCCGCGGGAATATCCACAGTTGTAAGCGGTATCTGTTCGGCAATATTCTCGTAAAACAGTTCGCGGCGAGCCTCTTGCGTATAATATCTGCCATATTCTAGCCTCGTAGTCGAGAGCTTACGGCGTTCTTTGTAAAGCGTCTCTTCCTGTTCTTTAAGGTCAGCAAGATACTCGTTGCCTTTCTGCTTTGCAAAGACATTGTTGTAAAACCGCTTTCCACTTTGATATTGTTTGCGGAATGCACTTTCGGTTCTCCACTTGTCTTTCGGCAGTTCAAGCTGTTCATTGATAGTTGGGGTCACAACATCCCAGTTGGCATATTTACCACTATCAATAAGCTGACCTATTCGCCAAAGATACTCTTCTGTATTCTCGTCGCTACGTTTCACAAGTTCTGCGTTTTTACTGCCCAACGATTTCAGCCCTCCTCATTTTATCAATCTCTCTAAGGACTGCGGGACGCTCTTCGCAGTAATACGTCTTTGAATTTGCACCACGCTTTCTCTGTGAACAAACCTTTACACTCAGGTCTTTAAACTTCTCCCTCAGTGCAAAATATTCCTTCTGTGTAATTGTTATCATCGTTTTGTTTCTCCTTTTATTCTTCATATTAGCTCATTCGGTTGACGATATTGCGCAGGAAAGGTGCGCCGAGCTGAAGCCCTAAACGCATAAACTAGCTTGTCGGTCGCAAGCCCTTCCAATCACCCATCGTCTATAGCCGACGAGATTTCATTTTTTCTCTCCATTAAGGGGGTAAATTTGACCCCCTTTTTACGCTTAAAAATCTCGAAAAAGCCCGATAATACTTCGTTTCCGCGATTTTTAAAGTTATCATGATGTGCTCAATTTTTTCGCCATATACCTAACATGCTGAAGTTCGGCTTTACGTTTCTTCGCGCATTCATCGCAGCGAACCTTTCTGTTTGCTTTGCCTTTAGTAGATATCTCTTTACCACAATCTATACAGAACGAGCGCTTCTTCTTGGTCGCCTGTCTACAAGCCGTACAACAATACGTCTGGTCTTTACGAGCTTTAATAAACCTCTGACCACAAGTCGGGCAAACAGCACTATTCTCGTCGATGTTATGTCTCAGGTTCTGATATACAACGTCGCCGTATATCGTCCAGAACGCCCGCTTCTTGCTGTTGCGCTTTTCCGAGAATAAGTAAACAACAAGAGCGTCAACAATCTCCTGTTCGGTATAGGGGAGTTCAAGCATTTCTTCTCGAACCGCATCAAAAACAGCATGATAGTTTGATAAGCCCTCTGTACCAGTCTGATTGAAGTTAAGAGAGCTAGTAAGTTTGACGAATTTTTCCGCAATGTCTTCGTTCAACGTTGCGTGACTATTATGTAAAAGCATCTTGTAATTAAATATTCCTTTTATGTTCAGCTTGAAATTGAGCCTATAACGCTTCGGTGGAAACAGCTTATATATGCGGTTAACTGTAGAATCGTTAAGTGGTTCAATCTGTTTATCGTCTTTATCCTTAGCGTACTTAAAGAACGCGGGAACTTTAGACTTTGTGTGACGAGTGATTATGTCATGCACCCAATCGGGTTCTTCTGGTTTATATAGAGTCTTAGCGTAATCCACGGTGAAATTCGTCTCCATGCAAAGCCATTTGATGACTTTCATTTTTTCTTCGTCTATTTCTCCGCTATTCCATATCTTTGTAATTGCATTACTTATTTCTCCAATGTTGCCCCCCGTGTATGCGGCAACAAGCCCGTCATAAATATGGTCAGGGGTTATCTCGGTTGCGCCTGCTTTCGCCATATAGTAATATAGCGGAACAACATCGCCGTTTACTCGCTTGACTGCGTTTATAATTGTCTTATTGTCAACTAAAAGTAATTTATCTCCATCAACCACTACCTAGAAATAGATAGCAGACTATATCATCATCATATCATCACTGACTTAGATGCTTCGCGCTTCCACATACGGAATTTCGCCGTATATGTACCCATACTCGGTTACTTTCCATTAATCTCAGAGAGATAAATGAATACCCTTTCGATAGTCGTTGCACTTTTGCAAAACCTATTTTTGCACTTAGCACAGGACATTACCCCTGTTAGCACAATCTCTGTTCGCCATTTCCTGCAAATCCTAGACGTAGATTGTACACCCTACATTTGTAGGTTCACGAAGTTTTATATCCTTATGTTTTCATAAGGTTCGACATTAATGGTCATCGAACTGGAGAATTTTACTTATTAAATCATGACAACTTGTATATACCGCGTTCGTACAGAACCAGTCCTGAATACATTCCCTGCTATTGGTACTACTATCTGATGTAGTATTTTTTCTAATAGCGTGTTCCAAAAAAAGGTGCGGTGACCTAAGACAATCAAGCTCTTTATTATCTTCAAATAGTTTACAAGACACTTCTCTGTCAGCTAATAATCCATTCGGATTTTCAATCCCCATAAACCAATTCTCACAAACAGCATAAAAATCAGGTAATACAAATGTGTATTTACAATCCAGCTTGAATTTGCCCGACCAAAGCTCACCTTCTAAGCTCTTCTTTAAGTCTCTAAGCGTCGCTTTAGTATAAGGGTCAGCCAATAGCTCAGGATAGACATTAAGACATTTTTGAAACCCTGATTTATATATCCTCTCGTCGTCCGCACCGAATACTTTCAGCATCGTATTCGGATCGCTACACATCTTTATAATTTCTTCATCGTTACGTTGTGCGAGACTGATTATCTCGGCATCGGTCAAATCATAAAGCGTCTGTATCATTTGATAGTTTATCTTAGCATCTGGTATGTTATCTTCTTCAACATTACATCTGCCTGCGGTGCAACCATATTTTTTGAAGCGGTCTTTATAATCTTGCCAACTATCGTAGAATTTCCAAAGTTTAAATTGCGATTTCGTCAGAATAATACGAATATCTTCGGCAATTATATCATGCTGTTCACCGTATATGTCGGTTACAATGGGAGAACAGTTATTCTGTTTTATAAACTTATCGAACGGGAATACTCCTAGGAGTCCTTTAACGAATGGTAATCTTACCATAAAGTTTTTCTTGCTAACGGATGGAAGCATCATGCCGCACCCGTCCGTCTGTGCTATCGGGACATCCATTTGCTGACGAGTGATAGAGAAGTCCTTGTCTCTCATAAAGTCTACAAAACCATTTACATTATTTTCGAAGTCTTCTATAATGATACAACGGTCTATATCAAAGCCCTCCCATAAATCGCTTGCGCTATTAGTTAGGGCGGTGTAACTCAAAAACTTGTTAATGTTCATTCCGCCTTTAGCATTAATTTCTTCTATTGTCATGCCTGCGGTCAGTGTATTCCACTGCTCTTTCAATAAATCCTCACGCACCGCAACAAACTTCTTTGTTCTTATCTGCCCCGCGCTTGCCGAGAAGAACACATACTTCTTGCCGTTCATCATAAATCCGTTATGTAAAATACTCTTAACCACATCAAAGAAATACACCTGTACAATAACGATTTCCTCGTTGAGCTGTCTTTCTTTAAGCCCGAAACACCGCGTTAGGTTCGAGTCGAATATTGAAACCTGGCGGCGAATTGTCAACGTACTCGGTCTGACCTCGCGTGTTAGCGGTATATTTTTTGCAAGCAAGTCTTTGAGTTGTGCCTTGTGGTTGGCGATAAACCGCCTGAGTACGTCACGGCGGCGCTTGTGACTAAGTGTATATTTACAATTGTGTTTGCGCGACCTACGGGTTACTTTCTTATGTAAGAAACCAGAAGTTATCTTCTCTTTGTTTGTCCACTCGTCGAGCGTTTTGAGAAGATACTTTGCGCGGATAATCCTGTTTTCTATTGCTTTTTCTTCGTCTGTGTAGAAACAGGATGTGTCAAGTCCATAAACGTAATGAAGTTTTGATAATGCCATGTTTTGTCTCCTTTTCTTCTAGTGCTTGTAAAAGGTCGTGTGAAATAAAAAAAGCACGAGGGTTAGTCGTGCTTAATCTCGGGTATAAAAAATAGCCTATAGCGTAGAACTACAGGCTTTATCTGTTTGGGTCATCCTTTCTCATGCGTCCGCAGACGGCGAGCTTTCACGGTCGATCCGAAAATTTCCGAGGGTGTTAAACGTAATGATGAGGTCGGGGTCGGTGATTCTAAATTTCTTTGCTATTGGCTAAATAGAAACGCGACATACTCAAGCGTAACTCCACGGGCGGAGCCGTGCAAGCAGCTGTGATAAGATAGTCGAGCGTAAATCAAGGTCTGCTAAAGCAGATAACCAGTAGAGAGAAAAATGAATATAATTCGTATTGTGAGTGGTGCCGCATTCCGTCGGACTGATGGAACGAAAGCCTCGGCATTACGAACAACGAGAGTCATTCAGGGTTAACTACAGCTATGACCCTTAAAATATAAGGGGAAACCTTAACGAAGAAGCGAGTCTTAGGTATAAAGGGGCTCCGCCCCTTTATAGCGTCTTTTCTTTGTTATGCTTAATCCCCGAGTAACGTGTCACTTGTAGCTTGTCACCTGTATCGTGTATCTTGTTTCTTGTCTGCCTGCCAGTCTAGCCTCACCTCGTACTCACCCTTCGCCTGTCTCCCCAGACTGTTGGCACTCGTACAGCTCGTATCTATTCCTGATTTCCTCTCCACCCTTGCACCCGCTGTACTCGTAAGTTTTTATTTTCTTACTTGTATCTTGTCGCTTGCAACGTGTCACCGCGAGAGTCGAAACCGACTCCCGTAAATCTCTTCCATTATGGGGGTAAATTTAGCCCTGCTTTTTGACATAAAAAAACGCGGAAACTCCGAAATATCGGGGTAAACCGCGAGTCATTAAGTTGGTTCGATGTGATTAAAAACCCGACTTAGTTGTCGAGCTTGAGATATGTAAGGTCTCTAAGAATAGAGAACTCGTGAACGAAAAATCGAGGGTAAACGTAGGTGGCACGGGCGATTTCACGGATTTTGGACATTCAAGATATGTGGCATCGTATTAAGCCAAAAAATGAGTAAAATCCCGATGATACCTACGAATAGCTTATTTTGTTAACGATTCAAGATATGTGGCGTTTTCATTTTATTTGAACAAACGCTCCTAAAATTTCAACCTTGCGATAATCACTTCCACAATATAAGATATGCGGATTAATGCAAGTCCTCATGTTAGCATCTTCATTCCAATAGCTAAAAAATGTGAATAAGCGTTCTTTTTGTCCTCGGTAGTCAAATACAAGTTGTTTATAAATATTCTTAAATCGTTTGATATTCTTTCTGTCATACCCGAGAATATCGCATATTTCTGAAATTTTAAGCGGCTTAATTTTGTCTAATTCTGTTTCTCTTGGATTTTCACATATAATATTATATTCAATATTAATATATGGAAGTAATTGAAATATGTAACCTAAATATCTATGTTTCGTTGGTGGGGTTGCTCTATATATATTTCGTATGCTTTCTATATATACCTTTTGGTATTGACAAGTCGTATCAGAAAGTTTGCCTCGTACTATTTCGGAACAGCATAGTTTTAACCCATCTTCCCCAAAGTCTGAGATATATACATCACATACTTCTTTCCAAAATTTATGGGTTGTTCCAGTACATAAACCAAGTATATCTTGTAAATCAGATTTTTTCATTTTCTGCTTTTCGGTCAACATAAACTCATTATTATAATTGAGGTATGTGCAAAGGTATATAAGCCGAGCAGCGCTCTCAGCTGAGATATTTCCGAACTTATGCTCTCGCATAACAAAGTAGAAATACCCAAGCTCGTCTTGTATCTTGCGGCGCATCTCTCTTTTAATCTGCCGCTCTTTCAATTCGTCGTAGGCTTCCTGTTGCTTTGGCGTTATCACTCTGCTACCGATAGGAATTATCACCGCCTTAGCTTCTGTAACTTCGCCCGTGTCTTCATCCACCGCCAAGTTGCTTTTTGTCTCATCTAAAAACTTGTACATAAATCCTCCTGATAATATTTTTTCTCCCACAAGCGGGGTGAAAATGAGCCCTGCCGAGTCGTGGCATTCGTCGGCTGACAGGGCTATCATTTGGCGATGAATTCACCGAAGAGGGACAATTTGTACCCTCGATATTCAGTTGTCAAGTTTCGTTGTCTCCTAAGCGGGGCAAGACATTGTCTTTCTGTAATTATTCTTCCCCGAAGATTGCCTGTATCTCGTTGTAATACTTATCTTTGTTCTCGCGGGTGATGCCGCAGTATCTCAGCGTCGTTCTCGAAGAAGAGTGGTTCATCATGTCCTGGATGACCGCGAGGGCTTCCATATCATTCGGGTGGAGTTTGAGGTTCCAGTATCCGAATGTCTTACGCATCGAGTGAGCACCGATATGCTCTTCAAAGCCGAGTTCTGTATTCAGCTTGTGCAGGATGCGGTAGAGCTGACTTTCATCCATCTTGCCTTTGCGCTCGGAAAGAATGAGGTAATCGTCGAAGTTTACGGTATCAAGAATAGCGATGTAGTCGAGGATTGCTTTCTTAGCTGTGTCGTTGATACGCGGCTGATTGGTTTTGCGCGTCTTGCTTTCGATACACCAGATATAATCCTTAACAGTTCCGTCCTCATTGAGTACGTCGCCAATTTTCAGGCTGAGTAAGTCACCGCCACGAATGCCAACGGATACGCCGAGGGTGAACAGCATATAGTTACGAGCGCGGTGCCACTTGGACTTGCCTTTAGTGCGGTAGAACTCCTGCGCCATCTGAATATGTTCAAGAGTGCGGATAGGTTCGTCTTCCTGTGCCTTCTTGATGCCACGCGAATTAACGGTCGAAGTCGAGCGACGGACGCGCTTTACGGTGAGGTCGATTGTCTCGTGAGTTTCCACGGCGTTGTTACCAACGGTCTCGGTGCGGCTGATTTCGATAATGTTTGCTTTTGTCATATTTTCGTCCTCCTTTAGTCTTTTAGTCTTACTATACCATACCTATGGGAAAATTTATGAGGGCTATTTGGTTTGACCACCCTCCGTTTACTGTATCTATATTATAGCATAGAATCGGCGGTTCGTCAAGGTAGAGTTCATACTATGACATACCTCAATGGGGGCGGGGATGGCGAGAGACGAACGGAGAGGTGGAAAAGCGGCGAGGTAATTTTGGGGCGGCTGTAGGACAAGATAGGGGGTAGAACGCCTCAAATCGGGGATTTTCGGCGGTACACGGGAATTCTGAGGCATAGTACAAGGTAAAAGCCAAGCGTTCATAGAAATTTTACAAATGGGTTTTTGAGGGGTTCATATTGTGGAATTGAAAAATAGCTTGCAAGTAGAAAGTTTGCAAGTGAGGGGGAAATGGGGAGAGGGGGAGGAAAGAGGGAAAAGGGGAAAAGCGGTGGATGATGAGGCGACTGTAGCTGCATCAGACCTCGATCTTTTGGGCTTTTTCCGAACCTACCCCGCCTCAAAAGTTGTAAAAACTAGCACTCAATCCACTTGCATGACTCTGTAAAAACCTTGCAAATCAGCCTACAAAATTAGCATTCCTTCCTTTTTAAAAGAGATTTGCACATTTGGCATATTGTGCCGCTTGCATTTTGTTGTGGGGTATGGTATATTAACATCGTCGGGAGCGACAGTAAACACTCACCCAAACTATACCAAACAATCCCGCACACTCTGAGGAAGGGGAGACATCTATTCAAGAGTGTGCATCCCGCATCCATAGGGCGACTATATCTGAGCTGGGCTGCGCCCAGCACAATCAAGGTGTGATGTCTATGTAGATGGCATCTGCGACCCCTTGAAAATTGATGATGTAGCCACAGCATTGACCGACTGGGCAGGTATTGACGGTATACCCCGAAATGTCATCAAATGGGCAGGACAGTTTGCGCTGACTGGAGACAGCCAGCCGTGCCTTGACAGCGTGTTTTAGAGCGCTGATTATTCAAGGGTAAATTGCAAGCCTCATCTATCAATAGTATCTTAAATGTGCTGGCTGTGCGGTTATTACAGCCACGATGACTAGAGAAATAAAGCGGCATCAAGTCAATTGACTTGACAGATATAAACTGTAAATCAAGGGGCATTTTGCACCCTTTTGAGATATGACAGCCTGCGGCATCGTGGGCTGTCAAATATCACGTTAAAAAGCGGACAGCTTGACAGCGTGAACCATCATACATAAGCCGCAGTTTGCGGTAATTTCAGACAGGGCATACTATGCCCGAAAACGGAGGTATTCATTATGAGTAAAGCAAAAAACACACAGGCACAGGCTACACAGGCACAGGCTACACAGGCACAGGCTACACAGGCACAGGCTACACAGGCACAGGCGCAGACAGTTGACATGACCGCACTGCCCAATTTTGCCACAGCCCTTGCAAGGTTGTCAGCTAATACGGCTGACCCCGTTGTTATAATGGATGTCAAGAGCCAGAAGGCGTTATTAGAGGAAAACGCGCCCAGAACATGGGATGAATTCAAAATGTATCTGGCACAGATTAACTATGTGCTGACCCCTACAAAGCGCATCCTGTGCGATATAGGTGGAATGACAGCCGCCGATTATGCGCGTTTACAGGGGCACCTTGATTGCCTCCGCTATTGCATGACAGACTGGGTATCATGCAAGCGCAGACTTGATACCGAAGGGCTGACTAAAGCTAAAAAGAAGGATATTGCCGCCCTTCTTGAAAACGCTCAGCGCAGTGTGTATGCCGCTTTAAAGGGCGTTAAAAACATACTGGGCATAGAAAACAAAGCAACGCCCACAGACTGTGACTGGCTTGCAAGCCGCTGTGTGACGGTGAAATATCGTGACCGCACTAACATCACGCTGGGTTATACGCTCAGCGTATCTGGCAGTATGTCAATACTGTCTAATATATTCAAGCTCGTCTCCGCTCAGGCTGATGCTAGCACAGCGCTTGAAAACGCTCAGGCGGCACTGATTAAGCGCAGGGCTGAGGGCATCAAGGCGGCTATTGCTGAAATGACAGCCCTGCCTGACGACAGCGACAGCGCACAGGCGGGCGGCGAAAAAGTCGTATTAGTACCCACAGCCCCCGACGCTGACGGTACAGCGGGCGTAACTCGCAAAGCTGTAAAAGAATAAACACGAGCCCCTTCGGGGGCTCTTTTTTCATGCCTATTTTTTTTCGCGCCCGATCCGCGTATATTCGCACGTCGGGCGCATATATTCGGCGTACTTAACGCGCCGAAAAAATTTTTTTCGCGCTCCCCGCTTTTACGGCAGAACGCGCGAATTTTTCATTTTTTTCGGGTGCCTGTGCGCATTTCGCGCCCAAATTGCGCCCTGTGGTCAGTTGGCGGTAGACCTTAAACAGAACCGCTCCCGCAGCCGAAACGCTGTAAAACTAGAATTTGTGGGCATACTATGCCCAAACTGCGCCCTTTTAACAGAGGGCTGACGGGCGTATTGCGCCCAATTCGGAGGGATTTTTTATGTCAAAATATAACATTAGGCTTGCAAAATTTCCTAGAGATTGGTATGGCTTTTCTGTACCCGAAGGCGCTGCTTTTGGGTCAGAATACCTCACTTCGGGGGATTTTGAGTCCCAAAGATACTACGACTATGTGTATCTTGGGCAGAACCGTCCCGTAAAGCGCCCAGACGGAACTGTCTGTGGGCGTGAAGTGAAGATTTTTCTTCACCATCATGACGATGCAATAGCTCATGCAGAAAAGTCAGATGAAGAACTTTTCCACGGTTTTTTTAAGCCAGCGTGGTTTTTCTGCGCTAAAGGTTCTCTGGCTGAGAAGTTACTCAACCGTCATATTAAGACGGTGAAGCGTCAAAAGCCCGATAACAGGGCAGAACTGCGCAATTTCCACATCCGTGAGACAACGGATATGAGCAGCGCGATTAAGCGCCCCAGCTCAGCGGGTGCAATATTCGCGATGGTTCGCAACGGTCAGTAACCACGCGAACCGATCCGCGCAGAGTGCGTATAATGCCCATTCTGCGCCTAATCAAATATGGAGTCCAACGCCCCATTTTCCTCGGATTTTGGGGCGATAATTATGCCCAGATTTTCGCGGGCGAAAACTCCTAACCCATGCCCCCTCGGGTGCTCCCCACGCGGGTAAATTGCGCCAGAACGGGACAAACATATAAAAATCAAGGGGCGAACTGTGCCCCAAATGGAGGTACGATTATGAGATATGAAAAGACTTGGCGGGAGATAATCCCGCAGATGATACAGGCTGCATACGAAGACGCTGAAAGGCGTTTTCGCCGTAGTAGAAACCCTCATGGTATGGCTTTTTGCTACTTTAAGGGTGTGAGCCCTGAGATATTTTCGGGACTCAAAAGAATTATGTTTGAGAGCCGCGTTTACTACAGCGGCAATAATGAGTTTGACACTAAAACTACCTATAAAGTAGTTATTAGTGTTAATTGCAAGGATAATAGGCTCATGTCTAAACTGTGGTATTTTGAACCCGTGACCGAATAGAACACATATTTCCCGCGAATTTCCACCCAGAATTTTCTCGGGATTTTTTATCCGAAATTTTCCCCAGATTTTTTCTCGGGATTTTTCTTCGGAGATTTTTCTGGGATTTTTATGCCCGAATTTCTTGGGCAAATATTTTTGGAGGTATAAAAAATGAATTGTATCGAACTAGACATTCTCAGACAGAGAATACAGCATGAGGTAATACCTGGCGCTGAGGAAGAGCGTCAGCTCAAGATAAAAGCAAGAAAAAAGTGGAACTGGGGTTCTGCTAATAGGATAGAAGAAGTCATGCGCGGAGAAGACCAGATACGCCTCGGCTGTATCGAGAAGTCGGACGCAAAATTTATCTGCGCTGTCATGAAAGACGCAAAAGCGAGATACATAGGAAAAATGCAGCTGCGTTCTGATATCCCGTATAGGCTGGTAGTCATTGCTCGAAAAGACGGCTTGGACTGGTTATTTGTCGAGCTGACAGAGGAGGTATAAGCATGAAAGATTTAACTACACTTACTGCACTTAAAGCCCTCGAAAGGGCAAGCTATTACAAAAATCTCGCGGACTACATTCGCGACGACGACCCCGAAGGCGCAGAGGAGTACGATCTTTACGCTGAATTCTATAAGGATTTGGCGAACAAAAAAGCGGCAGTAGCCGTTATTCTGTGAAGGAGGAAAACATGAAAACGTTTGGATATAAGCAGCATAAGACTTTTAAAAAAGTTATGAAGCCCAAGAACGAAGAAGAGCAGAAAGCCGCAGAACTTTTTGCGGCATTTTTTGCGGGCTATGTAATCCCCGCTTACATGAACAACCACTATGAGCCGTATGGTCTTATCGACGGTGAGATGTGGTTCATCGACACTGATACAGGTGAACTCACCGACTACGACGACCTGTGGGCGATGTGCAAATTCGCCGCAGAAATTGTCAACGGCGAGGATGACGAAGATGACGACGAGGAGGGGTAATATAAATGAAAATTTTTATAAACGACGGCGACGCAATACGCCCAATTTGGGAAAATTTTAAAACACAGAGTTTTGACTCGCTCTCATTCGTTGATGGTGAATTATGGGCGGAAACTGACGAAAACGGCAGAGTTATCGTTGTGTTTGTCGGTGTTTTTGCTGATAATGATGAGTGGGAAAATTTAACTGGAGAAATCCAGTTTAAAACAGATATAGTTGCGGTTGATGAAGATAATATTCGTAACGCCGTATACTGTTATGAAAGGGTAGTAGACATATCTAATACCTTAGAACTCGTTTGAAAGGATGATAAAAATGACGGTAAGAGACATCATGAATAGAACCACTATGCACGGTCTCCGCGACGTGGTTATAACTATACACGAGAATTCATTCTCATTTTCATTCACCAGAGACGCGGTTGATGATGATGATTGGTTTGATATCGTAGAGGAATATTATGACTGTGAACTGAAAAAAGTTGAATTCGGTCACACAGAGGACGGACTCATAGAAGTTCACTTTTATATAAACAGGGAAGGAGAAAGATAATGAAGTTAGTTAAGAAATCGGGCATATTCAAGAAGCCCGAAGTTATCAGAAATTTCGAGAGCGTAACCGACGCGGTTCACTCCCTCGCCGCAAATCCCGAACTGTTTAAGTTATTCTTCGAAGGCGACGACGGCAAGACCTACTTCGTAGATTTTGGTAAGTCAACCGTTGGGCTTCTCACTGCCAGTATTGATTGGCTAAAAGAACCCGCTGACATGAGTGTTAAGAAAGCCCTCAAAGCGGGCTATCACGCACTTATTCCGTAGAGTTTCCGTCCCCGATTTTTCGGGGCTTATGAGCACACTGGTCAGCCTCCCTGTGGCGTGCTTGGATAACGCTAATGACCAACACAGAAAGCCGCACAAGACAGCCTCCATGTGGCGCGGCTTGGGTAATGCTAATGTCTTATTACTCACACGTTCCCGACTTTGTGTGAAAAAACTGCTGATAATTTATTGTAAAGGAGGTGATTGCTTTCTGATTTAATCATGCGTGGACGCGACAGCGCAGAACAAAGTGCCGCGGGAAATTTGCCGACATATTCAGTCGAATTAGCTCAGAATTTTGTTAGGCATTTTTTCTTGAAATAATTAGGCGGGGTAGCATCCGCAAGAAAGGGGTGATGATATATATGTCGCATTTCTATTGGTTCGCCGTAGAACCGCCGCGCTTCGGAAATATTCGGGGCGTGGAAAATAAGCCGACGATAGTGGTCGGCGTACTTGTGCATTACGGTTTGTGCGCAAGACAAGCCCTCATGGTGAAATTGGCAAACACATGGGATTTAAGTTCCCACGGAATTTTCCTTGCGAGTTCGAGTCTCGCTGAGGGCATCCTCTTCTAGTTATACCTCCTTCAAGGCGGCGTGGAGATTTCTGCGCCGTCTTTATGCGCCATTAGTTCAACGGTAGAACACGGGTGTCTTGTATAAGACACGCACAGCAATATTTTTACTGCTTACCAAGACCGAGAAGTGGGTTCAACTCCTACATGGCGCACTCAGGACAACCTAAAACGCAAGTGATAGGAAGTGTGCGGCTTTGATTTGCTGCCGTATTGCAGGCAAAGCATCCTGCAATCATTTTATGGATGCGATCAGTACCTACGGGGAAGGATGCGCCGAGTCGCACTGTCCTAATTTTTAGTGCCGATTTTTTCGGTGATTTTTAGCGGGCAAATTGCCCAGAAAGGAATTGATAAAAATGAAGAATTTTAGGTTCGTAGATAAGAGAACAGGCAAGCTGTGGGTAGAGCCCGCCGCTGATTTCAGGACAGCAAAGTCCAAGATTTTCAAGACCCTCAATATCAAACCCCACACGTTCGTCACGAAGAGTGTGATGAACACATGGGTTATAGAAAGGTAGGCGAAAGAAATATGCTGAAACTTTTATTCCAGAAATTTTTCGGTAGAAAGAAGCAGAGCATAGCCGACGAGGTCAGGTATTACCGCAGCCTCGCGGCTTACAATAACTAACCAGGAGGTATTATTATGGATTATGTATTGAAGGTTCCCAGTAAGAGTTTTGCAGAAGCCATCGTCAGCCCTGAATGGTATCAGAGTTACATCTGGTACGAACGCGAATGCGGCGATATGGCACCAACAAACTCTCTTACAGAAGAAGAAGAGAGAATGTTCAGGATGTATAAGTCAAGGCTTTTTAATCCTGTAAAGGTGATTAAGGGCAGTGATGCCAAAGCCTATATAAAAACATACGGAATCCACGACCCAAGACTGCTCAAACTAGAGCTTTGCGACGACAGATATTATATGTTTGTTCCTATCCGTAAAAACGGAGCCTGTCGCTATCAGGCGATAAGGTTTTTCGCTAGTAATATAGCGTATAATGTTAGAAAATATTACGCGCTAAAGGAATATATTGACAAGAACAGGAATTTGGATATATTCCAGATGCCCGTGTCGGAAATTGATTACATTTAGGCGGCTGTAAGTCGTCAATAATATAGGAGGTTCTTATGAGTAAAAACAATATGTATAAAATCACCTCATTTTTTTATGATGGTAATAAGGTGACTGCAATTCAGACAGAACGTGATTCTTGCCTGTCTTACGCAAAAGATACAGTTGAATGGAAAATCAAATCCCACAGCAATGATAAGAATGATAAAATAGAACTCACATATTCCGATGATAAGACTCTTATCTATACCGATAGCAAAGGTTTTATCAGATATCTCATACAGGAGTTTTCCGTTAAGATAATCGACGATACAGTAGACTTTTCTACGAGTTATACAGACCATCTCGTCTGGGATATCCACGCCAAAAATGCAGATATAGGCGTGGTTATCGAACACATAGATAGGACTGAACTGTATATATAACAGCATAACAGGAGAAAATACCAATGTATAAGTTTGTAGAAAGAAAAAAAATGGCAAGGTTTGGTTTGAGAAGGGTGCAACCTATCTTGAAGCCAAGAAAAAAATCCTGAAAATTCTGGGCTATAAGTCCAACACTCAGGTAATGAGACATAAGTTTAATACTTATATTATAGGCTAATCAGAAAGGATTTCACAAATGGAAGATAGCGTATACAAAATTTATCGCAGAACCCCATGTAGCGAAGGACTCGATAAGCCCGACGTATTGGTGTTTGAAACAGAGTGTGCTTTGTATGTTACTGAGTATTTAGAAGAACAATATGAGTTATACTGTTCAAAAACAGAAGCGCCTGTAGACAAATTTTTATATCTTAA